ATCGACATTGCACAGTTAGTCAGAGACACAGACACCAACGGTGCGGTTCCGCCGATGATACGTTACCTTGATCTACGACTTGGCCATAACTGCAACTTAAAATGTGTGATGTGTACTCCACACGACAGCAGCAGATGGACACAGGACTACGACAAACTGATCAACAAAACTCGCAGTCCTATTATACTACAGCAGATCAATTGGGATAAAGATACATTTGACAATCAATGGTATGAGAAGCCGGAGCTCTGGGAGGAAATTTTTCAACAGATCCCCAACATACAACAATTATATTTTGCTGGCGGCGAACCGTTGATGATCAAAGAGCATAGAAAGTTCTTAGAAGAGATCATTCGTAGAGGCCATGCTGGTAACATCACAGTTCGATACAATTCAAACGGAGTATTGGTCGACGATGAAATTATTGAAATATGGTCCAAGTTTCGAGAAGTTAGATTTGCTTTCAGTATAGATGCTATAGGTGATCGTAATCACTACATTCGATATCCTGTAAGTTGGGCCGAGACCGAAGCAGCGTTGGAAAAACTTGACAATACTCCAGATAATATCAAAGTAGGTATTGCCTGTGCTGTGCAAATTTTCAATATCAAACATATTATAGATTTTGCCAAATGGAAAATACAGAAAAACTTTAAGAAAATAAACTTCTTTGAAGTATTTGGAATTCAAGCCGGCGGCGGACTATTGAATATGCACTTGCTGTACATTCCTACTTTTCTCAGCGCACGGATCCTACCCAAAGAAGATAAAGATCAACTAATCAAAGACTTTGAAGAGTTTCGAGTCTGGCTTTGGGACAACTATCGACAGGACGACGATTTCTGGGAGAAAAATCCCAACGGTTGGAATCGATGGGCCAGTATTCTAAAGTTTGTTTTAGCAGAGGATCATAGTCACTTACTTCCTGATTTCCGTGAATATGTTAATAACCTAGACAGCATACGACAAACAGACGCTAAAGAAATATTCCCAGAGCTGGGGCATTTGCTGTGATGATCAATACTGAACATCTGCATCACTGGATGCAGGCCATTCGACAAAGTCCTGATCCTATGCGGACCATGGACGCATTTTGGAGCGGCCAACTTAAAAGCAAAGAGTGGTTGATTACTAATCTTCGTAAACATGTAAACAAATTCGTCACTGTGGATATTCATGGCGGGTGGGTTGGGGTATTGGCCAGTATGTTATTCCAAAGTGATGTACCTGTGCTCAACATCCGTAGTATTGATATAGATCCCACATGCGAACCTATAGCTGTTAACATGAACAAGATTGAAGAAATGGTTGGAAAGTTTCGTGCAGTAACCGCAGACATGTGCGCCATACGCAGTGATGCAGACGTGGTTATCAACACCAGCTGCGAACATATCACACAGGAACAATATGATCTTTGGTTATCCGGCATGCCTTATAATACTTTATTGGTACTACAGAGTAACAATTACAATATTTCAGAACACGTAAGAATCGCAAACGATCTTGACGAGTTTAAAACACAGTCTAAAATTAATGTGTTATGGGCAGGCGAATTAGAATTACCTCTATACAAAAGATTTATGATTATAGGACGCAATGTTTAAGTTTAACGAATTAAAAACAGTTCATTTAGAGATTAGCACACGCTGTCAAGCAGCCTGTCCTATGTGTCCTCGCAACTATAAAGGTGGATTAGAAAATCCCAACTTGAAGATAGCCGACTGGACCTATGACGACTTTGTAAAGATCTTTGATAAAGAGACGTTAGCACAATTAGAAGGAGTTTACTTCTGTGGTAACTTTGGAGATCCCATGATGAATAACGATCTCATTCCGATGTGCCAGTATCTCAAGGATCATGCTCCCCATATTGATTTGAGAATTCACACCAACGGAGGCGCAAGAAGTGCGGTTTGGTGGAATGATTTATATTCCGCGATGCCGGAGAAACATGTTGTGGTATTTGCTCTTGACGGATTAGAAGATACCCATCACTTGTATCGAGTAGGTACCATGTATGAACGTGTGGTACACAATGCCAAATTATTCATTGATGCCGGCGGCATAGCAGAATGGGTGTTTATTAAATTCAAACACAACGAGCATCAAGTAGAGGAAGCAGAATCAAGATCAAAACGATTAGGATTTCAACGATTCACGGTTAAGAATACCATTAGATTTATCGGAGAATTAAAATTTTCTGTACTGGATAAAGAAGGCGATACACTCTATTATTTAGAGCCACCAACAGCTAATCAAGTAACACTTATAGATGCTGAAACCATTAAGAACTTTAAAAAATGGTATTCGGAAACTTCGGTTGATTGTTATGCGTTGTCTAAAAAAGAAATCTATATAGACGCACACAAGAATGTGTTTCCCTGCTGCTTTCTTGCATCAGCGCCTTATAATCACAGTGGCTCTCAAAGTATTGTAGCTGATATTAAAAAACAGATCTTAGATCAATATTATGAACTTGTAACCGATCTGGGTGGCATTGAAAGTTTAAACGCAGCAGATCGAGGCATCAGAGATATCATTGACAACGACAAATGGCAACAGGTATGGGAACCATATTGGACTAACAAGAAATTAATAACCTGCGCCAGAGTCTGCGGGGTAAACGATCTTTCTAAACCCAACGATCAGTTTGTCACAAGGGTAACTAATTGAATAAAATCTTTGCTATTACTCCTGTTAACGAAGATCCTTTCATTGTAACTTGGGACTTGGGACGAAGGTGCAACTACGATTGCAGTTATTGCCCTGCCCATAGACATGACAATTTTAGTTCACACGCCAGTTTAGAACAATTGAAAGCTACAACAAATTTTTTGTTTGATTACATTCTGTTGGTGTCGCAGCATAGAAAAAACAAAGATTTTCATGTGAGTTTCACTGGTGGTGAACCCACAGTTAATCCCGTATTCATTGATTTTGCAAAATACATTCGCAAAGAGTATGATGACACATACAAGAATACGTTTAATCTCAAGCTCAGTCTAACTACTAACGGAGCCATGAGCGAAAAAACAGCACAGGCTGTGATTGAAAATTTTGATTATGTAACAGTTAGCTATCATGCAGAAGCCAAAGACTCGGTTAAGACCAGTGTTATTGATCGAATTAAATTTTTTAACAGCAGCGAAATCGCGGTCAAGGTAAATGTAATGTTTCATGCAGACTACTTCGATGAATGTAAGACAGTCTGTGAAAGATTATCAACATGGAATATAAAGTTTATCCCTCGACTGATAGGCGACGACCCCGATAGTAAATCCAGTCAAGCACACTTATACACAGACGATCATAAACAATGGTTAAAACAAACCTGGAATATCGATATTACTCCTACTTCTAGACCATGTTGTGGCGGCAGAGAGTTTGGAGTTTGTAGCACAGCCGGTCAAGAAACAGCGAAAGCAGTTGTAGATAGACAATTCAAGGACTGGCACTGTTCGGTAAACTGGTATTTTTTACACATAGAACAACAAACAGGATTAGTCTATCATCATCAGACCTGTCAAGCCACACTTGAAAGTAAGCGAGGTAGTATAGGAACATTGACGGAATCAGATACTATTGTTGAAACTTTACGCAATCACTTAATCAATAAAACAATGCCTGTGATAGCATGTCCTAACAATCTCTGCGGCTGTGGCTTATGCACTCCAAAAAGTTCTGATAGGGAAAAACTAATGTCGTCTATGAACGATGTGTTAATCAGCACAGAGATTTTTCACAATGTCTGATACGCTGTGTGCATATCCCTGGGCCGGTTCAGCAGTACGTCCGGATGGTACTATTTTGCCCTGTTGCAAATTTATACACAACAAAGAATTTGGCAGTATCACAGACCAAGATCCCAGAAACTCTAGCACATGGACTGAGTTACGCCAGCAGATGTTAGCAGGAAATAAAATTAATAATTGTAAAACCTGCTATAGAGATGAAGCCAGCGGAGTTGAAAGTCTTAGACAACAGAGTTTAAAATTTTATCAACCAACTGATATTGAGCCGCAGCCTCTCAAACAATTAGAAGTCAGCTTTGATAACTTATGCAATCTTGCCTGTGTGATGTGTTCT